TCCGTGGTATGTCGAACGCTGGCACCGCCGATTACACCGTCAATGGATCATCGTATTGGACAGATGATCAGGTGCAGGAGGTGATGGAGCGGTACCGTGTGGACATCCACCGGGTCGAGATGCAGGCCATCCCTAAGCATACCGGCGAGAGCGAGCTTGAATGGTACGAGTATCACAGTGGGTACTCACATCTTGAGCAGACAGACGCTGGCACCGCTGTGTTTGTGATCGAGAACACGCAGGGCGACGACCAGGGTACCGCTGCATGGAGTGCAGACTACAACCGAGGCGTGGTGACGTTTGTGTCAGATACCGGCGGCTCGGCGTATTTTCTCACCGGGCGCACCTACGATCTGAACCGGGCGGCTGCGGATATGTGGCGTATGAAAGCAGCGCATTACGCCAATGCCTACGACTTCGAGACTGACAACCACAACATGAAGCGATCCCAGATGATTACAAACGCGTTTCGGATGGCTGAGACGTATGAACGCAACAGCGCAATGAATGTGGTGACGATGTACCGGAGCGACACATGACCATTACAGCGGCCGAGTTGACACAGATGCGGGCTGATGTGCAGGAGCTAATGCCGGATACCTGCAACCTGCTGACCGTCACAAATACACCGGACGGCTACGGCGGCGTGACACAGGCCTGGGGGACGGCGACTGCTGATGTGATCTGCAGGCTGGATAACGCCAGCAATACTACCTACGGCGAACAGTTGGTTGCTAACGGTATCCAGCCGTTCAGTCGCTGGGTTTTGAGCGTACCGCACGGGACGAGCATGACGGACGAGATGCAGGTTGAGATTGGCGCAGACCTGTACAACGTGACCATGGTTGATGTGGATAAGAGCTGGCCTGTTGTCGAGCGGGCTGTACTGGAGGCGGTGTAATGCCAACACGTGCAGGCGGGTTTGAGGTTGATACACGCAAGCTGGACAAGCTGCTGCAAGAGCTGGAGCCGAAGGCGAGCCGTGCTGTGCGTACATCTGCATTTGCGGTGGAGGCCGGGGCAAAGGTTCGGGCACCCCATGAAACGTACGCGCTTAGAAACAGCATCAAAACCAAGACAAATTACGAGGGCGATCCTCTGCGGGCCATTGTTCATGATGAAGTTGGATACGGCATTTATCAGGAGCTTGGCTTTCACCACTACATCAGCGGGCAGTTCATTCAGAACCCGTTCATGATCCCGGCTCTTGAGGCAGAACGCCCGAAGTTTGAGAAGGCAATGCGGAGGTTGTTCAAATGATAAACGAGCTTGCAGGTGCCATGTACACCCGCTTGAGCGGCGGTACAGCACTGACCGATCTGTTAGCGAGCACGACCTCCATTTATCACGGACGCGTACCAGATGGTGCGTCGTTCCCTTATGTTGTATTCAACCTGCAGGGTGGCGGCGATGAAAACATTGTCCCCAGCAGGATGAAGAATCTTGTGCTGTACGTGCGCGGTTACAGCAAAACCAGTCAGGCCAGCGCCGGGAGTATTGATGCTCAGATTGATACTTTGCTACACGGTCAAACGCTGTCAGTGTCGGGCTGGGTGAATTTCTGGACGGCGCGCGAAAGTGATCTCAGTGGCTTTGAGCCAATGCCGAACGGCGAGACGATCTGGAACGCTGGCGGCATGTACCGTATACGGTTGGATAAATCATGATTAACGAGGTGAACATATGAGTGCATATTCAGGAAGTGCGCTTGCTGTGCAATGGGTATACAGCGGTGGAACCGTATCGCTGGATGGCGATTTTCGCTCATTCAGCTACAGCCCATCGGTGGAATTGATTGACCAAACAGCAGGCAGTGACGCAAATCGCACCAGGCTGGTCAGCATCAAGGACGGTAACGCCAGCTTGAGCGCAATCATGCAGGCCAGCGGCACGGCAATTACAAACGCGCTGGTAGAAGGCACCGAGGGTACCCTCAACGTGGGGCCTGAGGGCACAGCGTCGGGTAAACAGAAGTTGATTATCCCGGCGATTGCCATGGGTGCAAATTTTTCGATCAACTACAACGACGTGGTCGAGCTGTCGTGTGATTTCACGCAGAACGGCGCACGCACCGACATAGTCTGGTAAAGACCACCCGGAGGGCATATGGCTGACGTGAAATTGAGTGACGGTAGAGAGTTCGACGTGGATCTTATGAAGATGACCTTCAAGGAGTATCAAAGCATCCTTTTGCCGTCGCAGGACGATGCGGACGGCAGCGAGATCCTTGGGCGCTGTGTTGGGATCAGCGGGGACGAGTTAGACAATCTCCCCCTGCCCGACTACAAGCGCGTGGTACAGGCAGTGGTAAGCAAGGCACGTCAGCCAGTGCCCGATGATGATGATGAAAAAAACTGAGCAAGGATGTCTACCTGTCGCTGAAGCGCATTGATTACGGCGTACCGGTAGACATCCCGATCAGGTACTGGCGCTGGAAATTGGCAGAACGGTTCGGCTGGACGCTGGATTACATCGACAGATTACCGGTAGCGGAATGGTTTGAGTATATCCAGATCGCAGACGGCGAGATGAGAGCTGGCAAACGGCAGACATTATGGTGAGTTTATGAGCGAAAAAATTGCATCAATGGTCGTTGAGATCAACGCGAAGGTAGACGGCATCAAGAAAGGCTTACAGGATACACGCGGTGATATTCAGCGATCTGAGCGTACGCTCAAGTCATTTCAGGCTGTCAATATCAACGCATGGATGCAGATCGGGCGTTCTGCCGCACAAGCCGCCCAGCAGGTGTACCGGTTTGCCGAGAGCGGCGCACAACTAGCGCGGCTCGAGCAGGCTGGCGTGGCACTGGCGCGGACACACGGCGCGAGCATGGATCAGATCATGCGCGCAACTAAGGCGGCGACCGGCGGCATGGTCTCCGAGATGGATCTCATGGCCGCAGCCAACAAATCCATGATGCTCGGCGTGACAGCAGATGCTGACCAGATGGCAGACCTGTTCGCGGCTGCTGGTGCACGTGCCCGGGCGATGGGCATCACGACTACACAGGCCGTCAATGACATCGTAACCGGTATCGGGCGCATGTCTCCGATGATTCTGGATAACCTCGGTATCGTGACTGGCGGTAAAAAGGTATTTGACGAGTACGCCAAATCCATCGGCAAGTCAACCGATGAGCTGACAGACGCCGAGAAGAAGCAAGTACTACTCAACAAGGTACTGGACGAAAGCGCCGATCTGCTGGATGAGAACGGCGAATTAATCGGTGATACAGCGACTGCTTACGAGCGACTGGGCGCAGCGGCAACGGATGCAGGCAACCGGCTTAAGATGGAGTTTGGCGAATCCATCAGGCCAATTGTAGGCACGCTTGCAGACCTGTTTCAAGAGTCAAATCAAATCAACGCGGCCATGGATACGCTTGGCTATACATTCGCTGGCAACGGTCGAATCGTGGATGCGTTCGGCAATATCGTGACCGTTACGACCGATGAAATCATCGCAATGGCAGACGCCGCGCAAGAGGCTATGCCGCCCGAAGGTGTTGTCGGCGTTGGTCGTTGGATATCCGACATGGAGGTTGTCGCCGAAGTAACCGAGGACGCAGCAGAGGCGACGCGCGGCATTTTCGACATTGACACAAGTTTGCTACCTGGCATCGATAAGGCACGCGAACAAATCATATTGATGGCGGTTGGTTGGCAAGATGTCGAGCGGTACGTTAACGACACAAAAACAGCCGTCGATAACGGCAATATCAGCTTGGATCAAGCTAATCATCACTTGGAAATGGCACAGATTCAGGCGCTGAGGCTACAGCAAGAGGCCGGGCTAATTACCTTTGACGAGGCCGCCGAGAGCCTGAGGACATCGTTGGGGCATGAGTTGAGCGCGGCTTACATGACATACCTCAACCTGAGCCAGCCGTTCAATATTACTTCACATCACACCATTGTCACGCATCACGTCACGACGGGCGTAGGTGGGCCCGGACAGGGTAACTGGAGCAGCGGCACCGGCACGACGGATGCATACACGGAGGCTCAGAAAAAAGCGGCAGCGGCAGCACGAGCCAGAACAAACGCGCGATTACGCGCAGAGGGGCTTGGTAAATATGCCACAGGGCGCGCATCGGGTGGCCCCGTTGGCCCGCTGACACTGGTCGGCGAGCAAGGGCCGGAGCTAATCATCAATGGCGTGGTGATCCCGGCGGATACGACCCGGCAATTGATGAGCCTTGGGCTTACGCCAGATCAGGGCGCAGCCATGGGGATCGACCTCGATCCGGGCAATGTTTACAACCCGTATGTGCCATCGCAGACGGTATCCAAGCCGTCCATACCCAAGAAAACACCCGTATCGGTGCGTAAGCCGTCTGTATCCAAAAAGACGCCGTCAAAAGGCGATAATGCTATCTCGACAAAGACGCTTGTGCCAGGAACATCGTCGGATGTCGTGATGGAGGCAGCGATTGCCGCATCATCATCAACGGCGGCAAAAGCGGCTGCTGATACAACGCAGGCGGCGCAATCAGCGGCTTTGACAGTGATCGCACCGGCAATCAATCAACAGAGTGCCCGGTTAAGCCAAGCGCAGGAGCGCACGCTGCAGCAGTCTGTGCAGCAATATGCCGTACTTGAGGAGATACGAGATCTATTATCTCGGCAGGCCGTGGATATCAGTGACGCTGTAGCAGACAGCCTTGCATCGGCGGGGGTGACGTGATGGGCGTGGCACCGACTGACATCCAACTACAGCTTGAATTGAGTACAGGCACTTTCACAGATGTCTGGGATGACGTGCTGACTAATAAACGCGTAACAGCACGCTACGGCATCTTTGACCAGGGGCCGATGGATCGCGTCGCTTCAGCAGGACGCATGGAGTTCAGTCTCAACAATGGCGCGAACAACAGCGGCGGGACAGTTGGCTATTACTCGCCGAGTCATAGTGCTGTTCGGACTGGATTTCACAAGGGCATCCGCACGCGTCTACGTGTCGATTACGGCGGGACAGCCTGGTACAAGTGGATCGGCACAGTGAACCGTATTACACCGGATCCGGGATCCTTCGGCAAGCGCATGACCAAGGTCGAGGCGAAAGACTGGTTTGCCGATGCTGTAACGATCAAGCCAGAGGGCATTGAGGTACAGACAACCAAGCGAGGGGATGAGCTGCTGACCACCCTGTTTGACGCCATCAAGAAAGCCCCGGACGTGCGCACAATTGACACAGGCAAGTCTACGTTCAATTATGCGCTGGACGACATCCGTGACCGATCAACACCGATCAAGACGGCTTTGCAGAACATCGCACTGAGTGAATTCGGCTTTATCTATCCAACAGGAGGCACCGCAGCCGGTACGGTGGCAATGCCGTTTCGTTTCGAGAACAGGCACGCAAAGGTGCTTGGTACAGCCATTGCCTGCTCGCTGACAGAAAGCGAATGGACGGGGATGGAGGTGGTGGATGATATGCGATACACCTACAACATCATCAATGCCACTAGTTACCCGCGCGAGGTGGACGGCACAGCGAACAAGGTGCTGTGGGAGCTGCAAGGGGATCCTCCGGGTA